GAACGAAGAAAGAGCACAGCTTGAGTCCCTTGTTATGGACGGCATCGTGTTCCTCGTTGAGTATGCGGCAGGTGTGGTCAAGGGTACGATCACGAGCGGTACTTGATGTACAAGGCACTGACCACATTTGCAGACCTTGAAGATGGGGAACACATCTATCACGAGGGAGATGAGTTCCCCCGGACTGGAGTCAAGGTCAGCAAGGAAAGAATTGATTATCTCAGTGGAAGTAAAAACCTGCTGGGGAAGCCTGTCATTGAAAAGGTGACGAAAAGGAGCAAGTGAGATGTTGACGGAAGTATGCGCAGAACTCAGAAACTGGTTTTGCCGTGAGAAGTATTTCGGGACGATCACGATTAAGGATAACGTGGTTTATATCACCAACAAAAGAGGCATCTTCGTCACTGGTGACATCCCGGTGAGAGATTATATACAAGAGGGGCAGTACTTCCGCATCATCGGCAGTCTTTTCAATGATGGGGTTTATAAGATGCCCTCTTCAGAACTCAAGGATGAGACTTTTGAAGGGGCAATCTGGGCGATGGCTGTCCCTCCTGCAGTCATCGCTTTGACTGATGAAATAGCGGCATGGCGGAAAAGGTACGAGACGGAAGACAGTGGAGCATTATCCCCCTATATGTCTGAGTCCTTCGGTGGCTATTCGTATTCCAAGGGATCTTCCGCTTCACAATCCGGGACATCACGCCCCACATCTTGGCAGAGCGTATTTGCCGCACGTTTGGATCATTGGAGGAAAGTATGAGCCTATTAGCAGAAGCATTTGAGCCCTGCGTGATGATAGACAAAACCACACAGCCTGACGGTTATGGCGGCATTGAAGTCGCTTGGACAGACGGAGCACAGTTTGAGTGTGCAATTGTTTTGGATACGTCCATGCAGGCAAGAATTGCCGAGGCGCAGGGAGTTAAAGGGCTGTACACCATCACCACACGAAAGGGCATTAATCTACAGTACCATGACGTACTGCGCCGGGTGAGAGATGGAAAAATCTTCCGGGTCACATCGGACGGGGATGACAAGCGCACTCCTGCAAGTGCAGGGCTCAACATGAGACAGGCCAGTGCGGAGGAATGGGAGCTGCCGAATGGATAAAGAACAGGCTATACAGGCTTTTTGGGAGAGTTTCGGACTTCCGGCATATGATGAGTACGCCGTTCCCGATGATGCCAAGATGCCGTATATAACGTATACGTCAATGACAGGGGCTGTCGGTGATGTGCTTGCGCTGTCTGGGTCGATTTGGTACTACTCCCCTTCATGGAAAGATATTTCACGAAAAAGGGATGAGATCGCTGAAGCGGTCGGCAGCAATGGATACTACATCCAGGCTATTGACGGCGGCTATTTATGGATAAAGCGAGGCAGTCCATTTTCACAGCGCATGAGTGAGCCGGGGAGCGATATGACCCGGCGAATGTATATCAATTTACTTGCGGAGTTTTTAACCGCATATTGAGGAGATAAAGCATGGGTACTTTTACAAAAATCAGTTCCACTGCATTTAACGAGATGCAGTTGGACGCAGGAGTACTGCTTAACACATTTAATCCTGCAACCCCAGCAGTAGCGGACAATGCAATCATTACAGCAACAACAGGCGGTATTACTGCTTCTTGCAAACCGACATACAGTGACCTTGGCGAGGACGTGGACAACTGCCCGAACAACACCAAGGAACTGAAACACCTTGACGGTTGGGACTGTAAAATGTCCTTTACCGCCCTTGGAACGACACCTGCGGCAATCAAACTTGCCCTTGGTGCGGCGGACATTGACGGCACGGACAGCTCAAAGATCATCCCGAGAAGGGATCTGCAGCAGACTGACTTTACAGACATTTGGTGGGTCGGTGATAAGGCGGACGGCGGCATGGTAGCGATCAAACTGATCAACGCCCTGTCAACATCTGGTTTTGAACTCAAAACCGCCAAGAACGGCAAAGGACAGGTTTCTGTTGAGTTGACAGGTCATGTCAGCATTAATGAACAGGATGTCATGCCTATGGAGTTTTATAGCAAAAACGGCTGATGATTTTTACAGGAGGAAATCATGAGGTTATCGGACTTTAAAGACGATGAGGCACTTGATGTCTTAGCTGATATTTTAGAGCCAGCGGCAGAGATCCTTGCTGATGAGGAAATAGAACGTATGCGGAACGCAAAGACGAGCCGCATCAAGATCATTGCCTATGCGATCAAAAACCACAAAAGGGCAGTAATCGAAATCCTTGCAAGGCTTGATAATACCCCGGTGGAGGACTACCACGTTAACGCTGTTACGCTCCCAATACAGCTTTTGACGCTTGTCAATGACCCGGAGTTGCAGATCCTTTTTACATCGCAGGGTCAGAACAGCGGCGTGACGAGTTCTGGCTCTGCTATGGTGAGTACAGAGGAAAAAGAAAGCTAAAACCCTTTGTGCAGTACTACATGGCGCAGTGTCGTAAGTCCGAAAGAGACGAAGCACTGCGCATTTATGTATCTGACTGTCTGATGATTATGACGAAGAACACAGCGCAGTTGTGCGGCGGTCAGATCATGTCAAAGCGTTATACGGATTTACTGAAGGGGGAGAAGGAAGAAAAACGTACCCCGGAAGAGATCATAAACGGCATAAAGGCAAAGTGCGACACAGTGAGGGAAGCTAATGACAGTATTTGAATTAATGGCAACGCTCAAACTTGACAAATCAGAATACGAGCAGGGCTTGAGAGATGCCGAAACAGATGCCGAGAAAGGCGGTCAGTCACTTGGACAAAAAGTAACTGGCGGACTTAACAAAGCGGCAAAAACATTTGCTCCCTTTTCAGCGGCGGCGGCGGCAGTTTTAGTCCCGGCTACAAAGGGGGCGTTGGATTATCAAGACAGCGTGGCAAAGGTAACAACGTTGCTTGATATGTCAAAGACCTCAGTTGGCGATTTACAAGATATGTTCCTTGGCTTGTCGAACGCTACAGGGCTTTCGGCTTCGTCTGTCGCAGAGGCAGGCTATCAAGCGTTGTCGGCTTCGGTCGATTATGAGCATTTGGGGTCATTCCTTGAGACGGCAACAAGCCTTGCGAAGGTCGGCTTTACGGATACGGCAACGGCAACGGACGTTCTGACAACAGCGATCAATGCCTACGGTATGCAGTCATCTGATGCTAATGACATTGCTCAGAAACTGGTTCAGACTCAGAACTTAGGTAAAACAACCGTTTCCGAACTGGCATCATCAATGGGTCGAGTCATCCCGATTGCATCATCATCAAACGTCAGCTTGGACAATTTGACAACGGCTTATGCACTGCTGACAAAGAACGGTATTTCAACAGCGCAGTCAACAACGTACATGGCGGCAATGCTTAACGAGTTGTCGGACAGCGGAACGGATGTTGGATCAACACTGGAAGATAGAACAGGAAAATCTTTCCAGGAGTTGATGGCGGACGGATGGTCATTGAGTGATGTGCTAGGGCTGTTGAAGCAGGCGGCGGATGATAGCGGCAAGGGATTCAATGAGTTGTGGGGGCAGTCAACCGCAGGAGCGGCGGCTATGACGCTACTTAACGCAGGATCTAAAGAGTGGAACTCCACAATGGAGGTCATGCAGGGCAACACTGACGTACTGGGAGAAGGACTGGAAAAGTTACATACCCCGGCGCAGATGATGCGTGAGGCGTTAAATCAGCTTAAGAACAGCGGCATCGAACTGGGAATGTCACTGATAGAAGTACTTGCCCCGATCATTGAGCAGGTGGCAACGGCAATCTCCAACTTAACAACATGGTTCAACGGCTTGGACGATGGCACAAAGAGAACCATCGTTACTGTGCTTGGACTGGTTGCGGCGGCAACACCCGTTATCGGCGTGATATCGGGCATCGTTTCGGCAATCGGTTTCCTGTTCTCCCCGATAGGCGCAATCGTTGCGGCAATCATCGGAATTGTTACAGCCATTACAATCTTGTGGAACACCTCCGAGGAGTTCCGAAGCGGCGTTATCGCAATTTGGAACGGTATCAAGACAGGAGTAACAACAGCTATCAATGCTCTCAAATCCGGGGCAATAGCGGCTTGGAATGGCATCAAAACAGGGGTCACAACGATTGTTAACGGTATTAAGACCACGGTTACAAATGTGTGGAACGCAATTAAAACGGCGGTTTTCACAGCGATCAACGGTGTTAAATCCGCAATCTCAACCGGGATGAATGCGGCAAAGAGCACTGTCAGTTCCATCCTTGATGCTATCAAGAGCAAGTTTGTAAGTATCTTCGATGGTGTAAAAAATGCGGTACGGAATGCAATCAACACCGTTAAGTCAATTATGAACTTCAGCTGGCATCTTCCGCACCTGTCGTTGCCGCATATCAGCATCAGCGGCGGCTTTTCACTTAATCCGTTGAGTGTACCGCATTTTGGCATCAGCTGGAACAAAAAGGCTCTGAGGAACGCTTACTTACTGGATGATGCAACGATCTTCGGAGAACGAGGCGGAACGCTTTTGGGCGGCGGCGAAGCCGGGTCGGAAATGATCATCGGTACAGGATTACTGCAGGGCATGATTGACGAGTCCGTAAAGGATGCCACAGTCGAGGAAAGCAACACGGATGGCGAGATCCTTAAGCAGATTTTTACACTGCTGCGGCAGTACATCCCGGACATGGCTAATATGCAACTCGTAACCGATACAGGCGCACTGGTCGGACAGCTTGCCCCGGCGATGGATGCACAGCTTGGAGTGATAGCAAGGAGGCGTTCTTATGCATGATGTTTTGAGGGGCG